TACGAAAACATACGTGGCCGTATGTACAGGGGAAAAAAGAATCTCATCAACTTGACGATATCGAGGCGAAGGCGGATTTTCTTAAACATCTCGATGAGGACACAGTAGTTGAATTATTGAGGGCAAAAGTAAAACTCAGTAGAAATAGTGGATTTCTAACAAGAGAATATGATATGATTTCTAATTTACGAAATAATTTTTGTTGATGTATAGTAAAGATGTTAGGAAATCTATTCAAAACCTCCGGTGCACCAATGAGTAATGACAAACTCGGATTTACAATCGCCTGTTTACTCTGTTCAATCATGGGTGTCATGGGTCTTATGAGAGTACCTATTAAATCACCCCCCATATTAGCAGCTTGTGCTCTTTCAGCATGCTGTTCTTCCAGTCAGACCAGTTCTCTCGTAAATGACATTAGTAAGCGTGTAAAGAAGGCAAAAGCCCAAGCTGAGTACGAAGAGCAAATGAAGGCTGGGCCATCGGCGAGCTCATCAGAAGATTGATTTAAAAAAAATCATCAGTCCTGTACATATTTACAGTGAATGAACCAGTATGTCCCAATACGGTGACTGTTTCATTACCATAAAGCTCTTGGCACCCTATATCTTCCATACAATCACGCGCGTTGTGTGAGACTGACACAGGGTAAAGATTTTCACCACCGGTTGTGGTGTAATAGTTATAGCGATCACGGCGACCACGGACCTCCTTACCGTAAAGAGGTAAGTTTTCATCACCATTTGTAATTAAACCCATCTGCTGCATGTGTCCAGGCTTGTACTGCTTTATAGGGGGGCCTCTAAATTCAGGTTCCCGAACCGGTTCACGACGAGTAGGTACTGGGCGTGTAGGTACTGGAATAGCTACTTCTACTGGGACCTCGACAACTTGGGGGTTGTAGAACATGTAGCCTACAGCCGCGACAAGTACAACAATAGTCAGTAGCAATAATTGAGTTTTTTGCTTGTTCTTCATATACTATAGTTAAGGAAAATGTTTCACTTGAATATATGAAGGATATAACCATTTTTGAGAATTTCATTAATGACGAAGAGCTAGAAGAGGCTCGACAATTCATTGGTGAGGAATATTCACAACATTGGGGTAGTAGAAAATGGTTTTTCAACGATATAAATAACAGTTTTACGAAAATTCTAATTGATTCTATGTTTAATTTGAATATGGAAAATATTACCCCTTCTGCAAAAAAATTCATTTTGAAAATTAAAAATAGAATAGACAAATGTATGAATACAAATTTAGATATACATCGAGTTTATTTTAATCGTCAAGTGTGTGGTCAAGACGTACCATCACATACAGATGCCGAAAAACGTGTATGCTTGTATACACTTTTAATATATATAGGTGATATTACACCCGAAAACTACGATAAAACTGGTGGAGACTTACAAATTCAAACTAAACCAATTATAAGAATTGAACCGTTTACAAAAAGAGCTGTACTATTCAAAGGGTATATACCACACCAGGCTTATGCACCGTTAGTCCACGGGATAACTCGCATTTCATTTGCAATAAATTTGATATGTAGTTCAGAACGGGATAAAACAGAGTACAACAACGGTCAGTAGTAACAATTACTTAAGGACAATGTTTCACTTGAATATATGTTATGAGGGATGTAACCATTTTTGAGAATTTTATTAATGATGAGGAGTTACAAGAGGCTCGTATATTAGTCGATAAAAAATCTCTCAATTTACACGAAGCATATGATGAAATTATAAATAGGTCGTGGGTTTTCGTAGAAATAGATAGAGCTCATAAAAGAACTGTATTGGATAACAGGAGTAATATATTAATCAATAGTCTTGATATTTCTGCACAAAATTTCATTTCGAAAATTCATAATAGAATAAATACATATACAAATAAAAAATTTGATCTAGAGCGAGTTTATTTAAATGAACAAGACCGTTGGCAAGACGTACCATTGCATACCGATACCAACGGAAAACCAAATTACTATACAATGTTAATTTATTTGGGTGATATTACATATGAAAATTATGATAAGGCTGGTGGGGACTTGGAAATAAAAACTGAAAAAAATATCAGAGTTGAACCCTTCACAAAAAGAGCTGTACTATTTAGAAGTTATATACTACATCAGGCTTTTGGACCTTTAGTCTCAGATGTAAGACGTATTTCACTTGCATTCAGATTCATAGATCATTCAGAGTCATTACCATTTAATACATATTATAATTTACCTCACTACGATCGCGTGAATCATATCAAAGAGGAACATCAACGATTGTGGAAACCAGTCGTACAAAAAAATAATATTTCGATTGCCGACACCACATTAGAAGATCGTCTTCGTGAAGACATGCTACTTAAAATTCATGGTGGATTCTCCTTCGGGGCACGAGTACCATGTGCAGTTAAACTTCTTTGTCAATCCCCTAAAAAACCAATATATGAGAAATTAATACCAATTCATCCAGAATTTGACCCAGAATTTGAATAGTTAAGGAAAAAAACACATATGAAAATATGCAAAAACTCGACGACGATGGATCTTGGAATTGCCCAACGAGATCGACCCGCCTCATTTCACATGGAGAAACTCGACAAATGTGGTCTGGACACGTTTTGAAAGATATAAATATTTTTGATAATTTTTTAAGTGATGATCTGTTACAAGATACTTTGAAGTTCTTCACGAAAAGAAAAAGGAACCACGGCAATTGGGAGTATACAGGGTTTTCTCTTGATCCGAATGCTGCCATATTTTGGAATATGGATCTTCAACATTTTACCTTATTTACTGACACAATTTTAAAACATATAGAATCAAAAACAGGTAAACGTTTTGAATTATTAGACGTATACGCAAATGGTCAAACATTGGGTCAAGATGGAACTTGGCACCAGGATAATCATATACCAGGCATGTATACATTTTTATTATATATGACTTATTTACCGGAGATTGTAGATTCAACAAATTATAAAACGTTTGGTGGGTGTACAAAATTTAAGCTGAATCGAATGATTACAGATGTTGAACCATTTACAAATAGAGGTGTATTATTCAAATCTGAAGTTAGACATGCAGGACTAGCACCTCAACCAGCTAACACACTTCGTGTTTCTATAGCTTATAAGTTAAAGGAAATTACATAGAAATGTATATGAAGGTCTTGGCGATAGACATTGGGTTTCATAATATGGGGTTAGTGTTTGCTGAGTTTGAAGATGGTCCAAAAATTGATGTAAAGCAGATGAAAAAGGTGAGTTTGGAGGACTATAAATACATACGTACAAATGACTTTGTTGATCTGGTCCCTTTATTTGTTGAAGAACATCGAAGATTATTTGACATGGCTGATAGAATACTTATAGAGAGACAACCACCCGGAGGATTCACAAATATTGAGATTCTATTAAATTACATGTTCAGAGATAAGGTTGAATTGATTTCACCTGTGAGCATGCATATGCATTTTGGTATGAGACACTTGGATTATGAAGAACGAAAAGAGAGAACCGTACTATTAGCCGAAAAATATCTAGATGACGAGATTCCATATGAAAGAAAACATGATATAGCGGATGCTTTCTGTATGATTGTATATTTTAACTTTAAAGTTACAACTCATATATTTGATCGGTTTAGATATATTAAAGGTAAAAATATATAAAAATAATATGAGTAGACAGGGCGTGCAGCGCCACGCGGACGAAGATGATTATATAAACAGACGTTCTAATAATATATATGTGTTGAGTAATGTTTTTTCAGAAGATATATGTACTAAGATAGTCGATACTATAAATGAAGATCCAGGTGAAAAATTGATACGCCGAGGTGGGCAAAATGTACACGCGTACCAAAAACAATTAGTTAAGAATCATCCATTCACTGAACTTATATATTCAAAATTAAACGAACTTACTAGGTTTCTTGGTAAAAGATATTTTATGACTTTTTCTAAAACTCCTGTACAAGAACCTGTGTGTCTAAGAAAAATTTATGATGCAACGAAATTACATGAAGATGGACTCAAGGCGGGGGATAACGAACCAGAATCACGAACTCTTGCTGTAATAATAGCATTAAACAGTGACTATGACGGCGGAGAAATTGTATTTCCATGTCAAAATTTTAAAACAAAATTAGAGCAAGGTGATGCTATTGTTTTTCCTCCTTTTTGGACACATCCACATTATACCGAAAGTCTAAATAATAACACTTTTAGATACACGATTACTACATGGCTTCACAAATAATATCCTTAAGTATAGTATATGCCAACAGCTAAACAACTCCAGAACGCAAAGATGAAATTAAAAAAGACTCCTAAATCCAATGGTAACAAACCTGTTATACCTACAGCAGCTCTTCTTCGTTTAATTGCTGCCGACCCCAGGATTCAAAGGAATCGTAATTTTATGAAACAAGTTCAAGAACTCGTCAAGAAGAAGTAGTTTTACCTTTGAGTGTTACTTTTAGTTCATCAAAGAATGTATCGAAAACACCCAATCTATACTGAACAAATGCCCAAAGTGCGAAAAACATAGTCTTCGTCATCTTATTTACATCATTCTCCTCCATTTTGTAAATTGGACCCACTAGCCTACCCATAAAAGTTTCATCTTTCGATTTACCAGTCATTGCAATCTCCGCTTGGGTTAATGCACATGTATCGTCGTTCACTGACCAATGATAAAAAATGAATGGTATAACCATCGAGTAAAACTCTAGATTTCTACGATTATTCGTGAAAGGTACAATCAAAATCATAAGTAAAAAAATAACGTGTAACACAAAAATTATATTCATTTACTATATACAATGGCAAAAGAAAAAATTGTATGGAATGATCAGCACGAAATTATATTACGACAATGGGGTGAGGCTTGTGCGTGTTATAGGTTTATGCATCATAGAT